AGCCAATGGCAGATTTACATTTACTTTTTCCTACTCCAGTATACGAAAGTACTCTTGATATTCGTCCAAAAGAACTCTATAAGATTATCAGTCTTATGGAAAAACAAGATTGGAGAGAAGATCAAGATCATTTTGGTAAACCAAATGGAGCAGTGACTAAGCCTAAAAATCTTCTTCTTGAAGAGGGTTTTGAAGATCTTAGAAATCTCATTCAAATTGAGATGGAAAAGTATGTGTATGGTCTTCTGAACGTAGACAAAGATGCCCATGGGTTAGTATGTGTTACTGCTTGGGGCAATAGATATAATATGGGTGATTGGGCAGCAAAACACTATCATTCAAATGCAATGTTTAGTGGTGTGTTTTATCCCAAGTGCGTTGAGGAGGGTGGTGAGTTTCATGCCACCCGATCTGGGCCTAGTTGGTGTACTTATGATTGGGAGATTAACACTACCGATGTTACTCCCCTAAATTCTCTTACTACACCATTCAAACCAACAGATAGAAAGATTCTTCTGTTTCCATCTCATATGCAGCATTATGTTACCCCTGTTCAATCTAATGATGTAAGATACAGCATCGCATTTAACTATATGTTAGATGGTGAGTTTGGTGAGTTCCGTGAAAAGTATGCCAAAAAATACGGTCATGGAACTAATCATTTGACACTCAAATTCTAGTCTCGGGATGACTTAAAAAGCGCCCTGGTCGGGATGGGTCATCGACCCCTCGGGTTTCTTGTTTCCTAAAAACAAGTGGTGCGGATGGGGTAACCCCGCCTGGTTTCCAATTTCCAGACAAAGAATTGGTGGCGAGCAAAGGTGACCTTATGGAAGTTAAAACTGGTATGGAAATGGTTAATTTAGAACCAGATCCTAATTTAAAAGCAACTATAACTGATTTTATCGGCATCTATGATGATGCTGTTCCAGCAGAGTTCTGTCAACGTATGATGGACATTGCTGACAATAGTCATTTTGTGCAAACAAGACAGACTTTTGGTATTCAAGATAGACAACTTGTTCTGGATAGTTTTCATGCCCAGGACGTAAGTGCATTATACCGAAATGCACTAGAACCTTGTCTTCAACATTACATCGCAACTTTTCCATATCTTTCCAGTTTTAACTACGTTAGTAGTGCTGCCCTCCTTCAAATTACCCAACCGAAGGGTGGTGGATATCATATGTTCCATGCAGAAAACATTGATTGGAATGTCAATGACCGAGTTCTTGCATGGATGATATACTTGAATGATGTCGATGCTGGCGAGACAGAGTTTCTTTATCAAGGAATTAGGGTAAGACCTAAGACTGGTAGAGTTGTTCTTTGGCCCGCCAGTTTCACTCATTTACACAGAGGGAATCCCCCTGCAAATGTTAAATATATTATCACAGGTTGGTGGCAGGGTGTGAATGGTCTTCGAGTTACTGATACTGCAGGATCTAGAGAAGGTAATAGTGAATGAGGGTATTAGTTACTGGTCATAAAGGATTTATTGGGTCTAATGTTTATGAGTCTTTGAAAAAGAATCATGAAGTTGTAGGATTAGATTATCCTGATGACATCGGATCTTGGGATAAGTATTCATGGGTATACCAACCTAAGTTTGATATAGTAATTCATCTTGCTGCATTCGCTGCACTTCGAAAAAGTATTTCTAACCCAGATGTTTTCTGGGAAAACAATGTAGTAAAGTCTAAACCAATATTTGATTATTGTAAGGACAACAACATTCGCTGCCTATACGCAAGTTCTGCTGGAGTTTATGAGTGGTGGAGAAATCCATACGTCATGACCAAGAAGGTCAATGAACTCCAAGCGCCAAAGAACAGTGTGGGTATGCGATTTTTTAATGTCTGGGCAGAAGAAGATAGTAGACCAGACATGCTTTACCGAATGTTATTAGAAGGAAAGGCAAAGTATTTGACGCGCCATGAAAGAGATTGGGTGCATGTAGATGATGTCGTTTCTGCTATTGAAATATTAATGCATTCGGATTATACTGGCACAGTAGATGTGGGTACAGGAGAAACAACTTCTGTTTTAGATCTCGCAAAATTCCTGGGTGTAGAGGGTCTTCCAATCAAAGAAGACACTCCGAATGAGCCTGATATTTTGAAGGCAAATCCAGTTGTACTAAGGGATCTGGGTTGGGTTCCCACTCCATTTATGGACAAACTCCAATCTAAATGTTATACTAAATAAACTGCTACACTTTCCATTCACTTATGACTGAAAGACAGAAAACTGCACTGGTTCTTGGTGCAGGTGGTTTTATTGGAAGCCATATGGTCAAACGACTGAAATCCGAAGGATACTGGGTGCGTGGTGTAGACCTGAAACGTCCTGAGTTTTCTGAGACGGCTGCTGACGAATTCGTTGTCGCTGATCTGAGAGACTACAATACGGTCCAGAGATGCATCCGTTTCACTGGTTATCTTGGTAACTACTATCAGCAAATCGCTGAAAAATTTGCAGAACCCTTTGACGAGATCTATCAGTTCGCTGCTGATATGGGTGGTGCAGGTTTTGTTTTCACTGGTGAAAATGATGCAGATATCATGCATAACTCTGCCTCAATCAACCTCAATGTACTTGATTGTGTGCAAAAGTTTAATGAAAACCACGAGGTAAATAAAACCAAGATTTTCTATTCTGGATCTGCTTGCATGTATCCAGAACATAATCAACTGGATCCTGACAACCCTGATTGCCGTGAAGAATCCGCCTATCCTGCCAATCCCGACTCCGAATATGGATGGGAGAAACTATTCTCTGAGCGACTCTATCTTACATACCATAGGAATTATGGTATTCCTGTTCGTGTTGCCCGCTATCATAATATCTTTGGCCCAGAAGGGACCTGGGAGGGTGGAAGAGAGAAGGCACCAGCTGCAATCTGCCGTAAAGTCGCTTACCTCCCAGAGACAGGTGGATCCATCGAGGTGTGGGGAGATGGCTTACAAACTCGTTCCTTCCTGTTCATTAACGAATGCATTGAAGCGACTCGACGAATGATGGACTCTGAGTTCATTGGTCCTGTCAACATTGGTTCTGAAGAGATGGTTACCATTAACCAACTCGTTGAGACCGCTGCCAAAGTCTCTGGCAAAGTGGTCCAAAAGAACTACAAACTCGATGCTCCTCTTGGAGTTCGTGGACGTAATTCCAATAACGATCTCATCCGCGAAAAACTTGGTTGGGATTATTCCCAATCTCTTGAGGAAGGAATTCGCATTACTTATGAGTGGATTTCCGCTCAAATTCAATCTCGCAAATCTGAAACTGATAAGGAACTTGTAAATGTCTAGTACAGCTATTAGAAAGAAGACTATTAAAATCGATAAAGATGCCGTACGGAAGTTGGATATTTCCGCACTGGAATCTATTTCTCTGAATCGTAACGACTGGCTCTCTGCTGGTCAGAGTGAGTATCGTCTGTATGCCTGGTTGTCCAGCCAGTTTAACAACTCCGTTATTCTGGATGTCGGCACTCGCACTGGTGGTTCTGCCCTTGCACTCTCCTACAATGATTCCAACCAGGTTATTAGTTATGATCTGATGGAACAGGGCGCAAGCCAAATCCAAAAGGAAAACATCACCTTCAAGATTCAAGACTTCCGTGAGGATGACACTCTCGATTGGAAACGTATTTCGATCATCATGATTGACGTTGATCCTCATGATGGTGTTCAGGAAGTCGAGATGATGGAATTCCTGAAAGAAAAGAATTGGAAAGGTATCATGCTTCTGGATGATATTGGTCCTGGTTGGCCTGAGGTTCAGGACATGTGGGATGCAATTGAAGAACCCAAGATTGATGTGACTGAAGTGGGTCACATGAGTGGTACTGGACTTGTAAACTTTGGTTCTAAGCACGATATTGATTGGGCATGAAAATTCTAAACTTAGGTTCAAGTGGGCAGATTGGTGCCTATCTTTCAGAGTATCTTCGAAAGAAGGGTCATGTGGTTATTGATTTCGATAAGAATGAAACGCCTAATCATGATTTGACTGTAATCCCAAATCAATATCTTGAGAATGCAATTGAAACTGCAGACTTTGTTTTCTTCCTTGCATTTGATGTGGGTGGTTCTCGTTATCTGAAGAAGTATCAACATACCTTCAAATTCATTGATAACAATGCCAGACTGATGGCACAAACCTTTGGTCTTCTTGAGAAGTATAATAAACCATTCGTCTTTGCATCATCTCAGATGAGTAACATGTCTTACTCTCCCTATGGTGTGATGAAACGAGTGGGTGAACTTTATACCAAGTCTCTTGGTGGTAAGATTGTTCACTTCTGGAATGTCTATGGCATTGAGAAGGACATGGATAAGGCACATGTCATCACTGACTTCATTAAGAAAGGATTTGAGACTGGTGACATCTCTATGTTGACAGATGGATCTGAACAACGTGAGTTCTTGTATGCAGAAGATTGCTGTGAGGCACTTGAATCTGTCATGGAGAACTATGATCAGATTGACAATGATGCCAATCTGCATATCACTTCTTTCAGTCAGACTTCAATCTTAGAAATCGCAGAGATTATTCAATTCCTGTTTGCGAAACTGGGACGTAATGTCACTGTTTCACCCTCCGAGTCTAAGGACGAGGTTCAAAAAGATAAGCGTAACGAAGCTGATACATATATTAACCGATTCTGGAAGGCAAAGACTTCCATTCAGGATGGTATTACTAATGTGTTCAATGACATGAAAGGAGAATATGTCTGACCCTATCAATGTAATGAAGCAGGTCATTGAAATGGCGAAACGATCCCCTGAGGGGGTCGATATTCCCATTTTGGGCCCTGAAAAGAAATTTCCAATCAACCTTATCTGCAATGATGATCTGGAGCCATCTACTTCTGTAGGTAACCGATCTGTTTATACTCGTTGGACTAGAGATGGTTCTGGACTGGTTAATCTTTATGTTAACCATATGGCTCTAGAGGTTCTTAGGGATCCTACCGATAAACCCAAGTTTATTTGGCTCCTGGAATCCAGAGAAATTATTCCTGAACAGTATAAGTTCATCGAAGAGAACTACGATTACGTTGCCTCTAAGGTTGATGGTATCTTTACTTGTGATCAGAGATTAACTGAAGAGGCTGGTCCTGATGGCAAGATGCTTTATTGCATGAGTAATGCAGCACCTTGGGTAAAGGAAAGAGACATTTATACTAAGAGTAAACTCGTCTCTATGGTTGCATCTAATAAGGGTTATACCGAAGGTCACCGCCGTAGACTTAGAGTTGTGGAAAAGTTCTATCAAGAACGTGGTGGTGACGATTTGTTTGGTTGGGGACTTCCTCAGGAATTAGCTTTGGACAACAAAGTAGAGGCCTTGAAGGACTACATGTTCTCCTTTGCTGTTGAGAACGCAAATTATCCAACTTACTTCACAGAGAAACTAACTGATTGTTTTGCCTGTGGAACCATTCCTGTGTACTATGGTACTGCAGGAGTGGCACAGTATTTTAATCACGAAGGCATCATCTTCCTTGATCAGAATGAACCCTGGGAAAATATTCCTTGGGAAAAGTTGACTCCAGAATACTATGAGTCAAAGAAAGAAGTCATTGAAGAGAACTTCCAAATTGCCTTGCACATGAGAGTCGCAGAAGACTACATGTATAAAAATTATCTTGTACAATTAGACCCATACAGAAACCAGAGGATTGATCCATTATGAGTACCGCAGAAGTTTTGCAAAACGATCGTAGTGGTTGGGAAGCCGAAGATCAAATTGCTGAGGAGTATCTCGCTGCTTGTGTTGAAGCGGTAGAATCCGATGAGGCATTCAGAAAGTTCAAGTCCAATCCCAAGTACACTACTATCCTTGAACATGTTCTAAAGGAACAGGGTTCTAACTATCTGAGTATGGCTGCTCAGATGAGTGAGAAGGACTTTTTCGATAACATTGAGAAGTTCAAAGAGAACGATAGTGTTGGTGAACCAAACCTCCAACTCTACTCTGACATTGGTTGGATTTCTCCTACTACTGCCAGGTACATTAAGAATACTTTTGAGATTGCTTTTCTCTGCGGCGACACACCTCTTAAGAGAATTGTCGAAGTTGGTGGTGGATATGGTGGTCTGGCTAAAACCATTAGTTGCGTCTGTGAGTTTGATGAGTACGTTCTGATTGACCTTCCAGAAGTCTCTGCTTTGCAACGAAAGTACATCGATCAGTTCCCAGAGATCAAAGATAAGGTAAAATGTATTCCATGCACTGAGTACGAAGAGATTAAAGACATTGATCTCTTCATCAGCAACTATGCTCTATCTGAGTGCAGTCTGCCTGTTCAGATGGATTACTATGATAAATTGGTTACGAATTCTAATTTTGCTTATATTATCTACAACCTTGTCAATTTTAATGATTTCTACTATAATGACTTCATAGACAAGATCAAAGAAGAATACACCTTTGATGTTGGCAAAGATTACGAAAACACTGTTATCCTAGCTACTAAAAAGTTTGCATAATGAATCGAATCTCTGATTACACTACACTGACCTGCGATATTGTTTCCTGGTTGTGTAGGTATTGTTATGACAATAACATCAAATCTTTTGTGATTGGTGTATCTGGAGGTATTGACTCTGCTGTTGCCTCCACTCTTGCAGCAAAGACAGGTCTTCCTGTCTATGCTGTGGGGATGCCTATCAAACAAAATACAGAACAGGAAACCCTTTCTGATGCACACCTTGCATGGTTGAAAGGTAACTATAGTAATGTAACTATTCTCAAAGCAGATCTTTCTGAAGTTTTCGGTAAGTTCGTTGAGACTATCGGTACAGAATGTGGTATCGAGTATAGTATTAATAAAATGGCTGGTGCAAACAGTCGTTCTAGACTCCGCATGATGACTCTGTATCAGATTGCTGGATCTGTTAATGGTATTGTTGTCGGTACTGGTAACAAGGTAGAAGATTATGGAGTCGGTTTTTATACTAAGTATGGTGATGGTGGGGTTGACATTGCTCCAATTGCTGACCTCTATAAGTCAGAAGTCTGGGAACTCGGACGATTCCTCGGAGTGATTCCTGAAATTATCGAAGCAAAACCCACTGATGGTCTGTGGGATGATGGTCGAACTGATGAAGATCAGATTGGAGTTTCCTATGAAATGCTTGAGTGGGCCATGGAACATGGAGTCAAAACCCCGCCAGAGTATCTGAGTGAGAAGGAAACACTTGCTATCAATACCCTGACAAAATTTAATGCCCAAAACAAACATAAGATGGTTTCCATCCCAACATTTAAACTGGAGGTAAGTGAAGAATGCGTATCGGTGTAATCGGTGCGGGTAGACTTGGTATTTGTTTCGCACTTCTTTGTGAAGAAGCTGGTCACAGTCTAATTGTATCTGACGTAGTTAGTAGGTACGTTCAGCAGATCAATGCAAAGGAGATTTTTAGTAATGAACCTGAAGTAGAAGATCTTCTGATGCGTTCTGAAAACCTTAGGGCGACAACAAACAACCAAGAAGTTATTCGCAACTCCGATGTTATCTTCACGTTTGTTCCTACTCCTTCTCTTGAAGATGGATCGTATGATTCTCAGTATGTAGAACAAGTAGTTGCTGATCTTGAAGACTCTCCTAGTCTTGATGGCAAAGTTTTTGTGATTGGTTGCACGGTTAATCCTGGATATTCTGATAAGGTTCAGGAAAGACTTTCTAATCGTGGAATCTCTGTGTTCTATAACCCAGAGTTTATTGCTCAGGGATCCATCATCAGTGATATGCGAAACGCTGACATGGTTCTTTGTGGCGGTGACGATGTAAATGGTTTCGATGCCATTTCTGAGATCTATAGTGATATTCAAGATACTGAACTTCACTTCTATCCAATGTCCCGTAAGGCTGCGGAGATCACTAAGATTGGTGTTAACTGTTTCCTGACATACAAGATCAGTTATGCCAACATGATGGGTCAGATTCTCTACAAATCTGGGTGTGGTGATGAGATTGACACTGTTCTTGATGCTGTCGGAGACGACTCTCGTGTCGGGTCTAAATACTTGCGTTACGGATTAGGCTTCGGTGGTCCTTGTCTCCCCCGAGACAACCGTGCATTGGGGCACTATGCAGATCAAGTTGGTCTTAAGTATAGTCTCCCCAGTGTAACCGATGATTTTAACGATGCTCACGCAGAGTTTATCTGTAACTATTGTGTGGAACAAAATGTAGATAACCTGCCTTTCTTTATCGAAAGCATTGCTTTTAAGAAAGGTTCTGATATGGTTGTTGAAAGTCCCAGACTTAGGTTGGTAGAAGATCTTCTAAAGAAAGGTCACAAAGTATATGTTCAAGATATTGAAGATGTACTTGACCAGTATGAAGATGACATGTATGATAAGTACGGGGAAGATAATATTATCTTTGTAGCCAACCCCACGGAAATTTATGAATCAGTTTGGAGGGTTGACCTTTGACGATTAGTTATAATCGACTTGGTAGTAATGGTAGACTAGGTAATCAAATGTTTCAGTATGCCTCTCTTCGAGGCATTGCTGCTAACAATGATTATTCTTGGATGGTGCCTTCCGATGATACTCAACATCGGGATAACTATGGTCTTTTTGAAACCTTTGAGATGACTCATGTTGAAGAGTCTAATCTTGGAATCAGTAACTTTGTTAATGTTACTGAGACCAATCATAACTTTGATGAGGCTCTTTTCAATACCAAAGATAACGTAAATATTGACGCTTATCTTCAGACGGAAAAGTATTTCAGTCACATCGCAAACGAAATCCGTGAAGACTTCACGTTTAGAGAAGATTATCTCACTCCTTGTATGGAGTACGTTAACAGCCTGGATCGTCCTCCTATCTTTCTCCATGTTCGTCAGTCTGACAACATCGGCAGAGAAGAGTACCATCCCATCCTTCCCATTTCGTTCTTTGAAGACGCGCTAAAAGAATTCCCCGAAGACACTCCTTGTTTTGTATTCACCGATGATTTGGATTGGTGTAAGAAACAAGAGTTCTTCCAGCAGGATCGATTCCTGTTTAATGAGAGTAACGGTAGATATACATATCGTACTATTGATGGTACTGGACAGTATCAGAACACTCTTCTGCCTCAGGTAGATTTGTGTTTGATGAGTCTTTGTTCTGGTGCTATTATTGCAAACTCATCCTTCTCTTGGTGGGGTGCCTGGTTGCAAAACGATCGAGGTAAAGTCATTGCTCCAGATCCTAAGAAGTGGTTTGGTACTGCAATGACTCATCTCGATACATCGGACATTGTTCCTGAACGTTGGACTATTCAAGAGTGGAGTAAATAATGGCTATTACATTTCAGGGCCTGGGTAATGAGGGACGCCTTGGAAACCAAATGTTTCAGTATGCCTTCCTGAGAGGACTTGCACATAATCGTAAATTCGATTGGTTCATTCCTGGACCTGATGCAGATCGACTGGATAACTATGGTTTGTTCGAGGCTTTTAATCTGACCACATGTAAGATTGGTCAGAACACTGCGGAAAAGTTTCTTCCCAATAGGGTAGAATACCGTGACATGCATTTTAATGAGGAGATCTTCAATAACTGCGAAGATAATACTAACTTCTCGGGCAACTTCCAGACGGAAAGATACTTTGAGGCCATCTCTGATAGTATTAGGGATGACTTTACTTTCCGCAATTGCTATCTCGAACCCTGTAAAGAGTTCATCGATAGTTTAGGAGGAAGTGATAAATGTATCTTTCTCCATGTTCGCCGTGGAAGTCCTGGTTTAACAGGACGCCGTGGTGAAAAGTGGTCTTATCAGATGGTACAAGAATATCATCCACTGTGTAAGTCCGAATACTACAAAGAAGCCCTGTCACATTTCCCTCTCAAGGATCTCAATGTGATTGTGGTTTCCGACTTGATTGACTGGTGCAAAAAACAAGACTGGCTTCAAGGCGATAATTTCCACTTCTCCGATTCTTCATACGAAGTCTTTGGAGATGGCGCGTCTGTACCTTACATCGACTTATGTTTGATGTCTCTCTGTAGTGGAGGTATTATCGCTAATAGTTCCCTTTCTTGGTGGGGTGCTTGGCTGATTCGCAATCCTAAACATCCTATCATCGCACCTGACCCTTGGTTTGGTCCTGCCTACGCTCATTATAATATGAAGGATATGATTCCTTCTCGATGGGTGAAACTGCACAATGACCCATCGCCTGTAACTCCTGAACAATGAAAGACGTAACATTTCTACTGCCTTGTAGAATTGAAACGGATGATCGACTTCGCAATGTCATCACTTCTGTTTCCTATCTACTGAAAAATTTTCCTGAATCTAAAGTAATGATTCAGGAAGAAGATACTAAGTCTATCTTCAAAGAGTATGCCTTTCCCAAAATTGAAAAGTATGTCGGGGATACTGACAACTTAATTCATATTTTTGAGGAAAGTGATGAAAAACTATTCCACAAGACACGCATTCTCAATGACTTGTGTGTCACGGCAGAAACTCCAATCATCTATAATCATGACGTTGATGTAGTTCTTCCAAAGAATAGTTATGAACTTGCCTATCATTCCATTATGAAGGAGGGATCTCATGCAGTGTATCCTTTCGGATGTGGAATTTACCAATGGGCAGTATCATACTCGGATGAACTTCTGGATAAGTTCCTTTCTTCTCATGATGGAAATGACTTTGATCTGGATGTACTTAAGGGCCACAAACAGAGAATCCCATCTTCAATTGGTTGGGGTCAAATGATTCAAAAGGCTGTAGAAGTGTCTATGGGCATGTGGAACGAAGAGTTTCTTTCTTGGGGTGCCGAAGACTGTGAGTTTTATTATCGTTTGAATCTCTTTGGATTCAAGGTAGGACGAGTAGTTGATGACATCTACCACTTCGAACATGGTAGAACCTTCAACTCTCACTATCACAATCCTAAGTTCCAAGACAATGATAAACTTTGGCAGTGGATTAGAAATCAAGACCGCGACACTCTCGCTGGTTATTATTCCAACCTTCATTATCTCAAAGTAAGAGGAGAACAATTGAATGCTAGCCTTTAATCAGATGGGAAATCTGGGCCGATTGGGTAACCAGATGTTCCAATATGCAGCGGTTAGAGGTATCGCTGCCATGCGTGGGTATGAGTTCTGCATCCCTCCTGAAGATTCTAAACGAGTAGATAACTATAGTCTATATCGTGCCTTTCAATTACCTTCGGTAAGACAAAAAAATCAATTTGTACTTGACCGTGGGCATGCTCCTGTTGTGATGGAAAAACACTTCCATTACGATATGGAACTACATACTATGTGTCCCAACGACGTTAGTTTGTTTGGATTTTTCCAGAGTGAAAAGTATTTTGCAAACATCAAAAACGAAATCGCCAAGGATTTTACATTCCACGAATCAATCTCTGGTCCAGTCAGAGAACTTATGGATTCACTGGACGAGACGCCTCTCTTTCTTCATGTTCGTAGGGGTGATCCTAACCTTGTCGATGCTAGGGGATTTAAGTGGTCGTATACGCAGTGTTCGTCGCAACATCCTCCCCAACCTCTCAGCTATTACGAGGAAGCTCTGAAGAACTTCCCCGAAGATCAACCAGTAATCATCTGTTCTGATTCCCCAGGATGGGTTAAGGAACAAGAGATGTTCTCTGGCGACAGATTCATGATTTCTGAACCAACGGATAAGTATTCCGATGGTTCTTACGAACCCTTTGTGGACCTCTGTATCATGAGTATGTGTAGTGGTGCAATCATTGCTAACTCCTCACTCTCATGGTGGGGTGCCTGGTTGCAGAGAGGACGCGGCCCTGTTGTCGCACCTAAAATGTGGTTTGGTCCAGACTATGCGGACAAGGACACTAAAGATCTTTATTGTGACGGTTGGATTATTGTCTAATGGATAAAAACAAATCAGTGTATAAACTAAAGGGATTCGGCCCTCTTTATGTCATCAATCTGGATGCACAACCAGAAAGGTGGCAATGGATGGAAGAACAACTTAAGTATTGGGAGATCGAAGATTACACTCGAATCTCTGCCTACGATGGTAGGCCCTCTACTGGTGATGACCTGAGTGATATTATTCATGGACGTTATCCAGAGAACGTTACGCCAGGTGAGATTGGTTGTCTTACCTCTCACCTAAAGGCTATCAAACACTTCTATGAAGAAACTGATGCGCCATATGCAGTCATTATGGAAGATGATTGTGACATTAGTATTGCTAAGTATTGGACATTTACTTGGCGACAGTTTCTCTCCAGAGCCCCATATGATTGGGACGTTCTTCAGGTCGCAGTTATTTGTCCTGGCGAATTGTATGTAAACATTCACCGTAGATTCATCAATGATTTCTCTACGGCATGTTATGTGATTACTCGTCACCATGCCAAGAAGTTGATTGACTTGCATTGCCGAGGAGAAAAGTATAAGTTGGACAATGGTGTTAAACCACGTCCCGTTGCAGATGATCTCATCTACAACTCTGGTGCCTCTTATGCCTGTCCTATCTTCCTGTATAAGATCGAACTGGGATCGAGTATTCACCCAGAACATATTGAGATCTTCCATAGAGGTAGCCACAATGGTCTCAGAAACCTCTGGGAGACCCGTGGATCCGATATTACTCTTGATATGATCTCTGATTTTGATCCTTATTTGGGACGAGTTGCGGGTAGAGATAACCCTACACCGCCTCCTCAACAACAACAGGCTGGCATTGAAGAGTTGACTTCTCCAGCACTGACTTGACAAACCTGAAGAAATAATGTAGTATAAATAACATGAAGTAACGCAATGTTACGGATTACAACAAACCAAAGCCTCAACTACTCGCCTAGGTCTTGTTGCCCAATACCACTTAGTTGTGGTACATTATCATTCAAGCGATCGGAAAGTCGAACCCGATCCTTCATCTGCGGGTAACCATTCCGCAAGTAAATTACGAGGAATTCAAATGTTTAAATCTGTTCTCGCAGCCGCTGCTGCTGCCCCCCTGTTCGCTGGCGCTGCTTTTGCAGGTCCTTATGTGAACGTCGAAGCTAACTCTGGTTTCACTGGTTCCAACTACAACAGCACTTCGATTGACAACCACGTTGGTTACGAAGGCGCTCTGGGTACTGATGCTTCCTACTATGTCCAAGCTGGTGCTACCGTGGTTCTCCCCGATGGTGGTTCTTCTGACTGGGTGCCCTCTGGTAAGGCAGGTCTGGGCGTTGCTCTGACTGAAGATCTCTCCGCTTACGGTGAAGTCTCCTTCGTTGGTTCTGGCGTTGCTGGTGTTGACCGTTCTTACGGCACCAAGGCTGGTCTGAAGTACACCTTCTGATCAACTAAATCTGTGTTATAATATGGGGGACTTCGGTCCCCCTTTTTTATGATTAAAAAAATTCTCTTTCATCCAGTCACGCACTTCAATCTTTTGGTTGTTGGGTTTCTAGTTTTGATTCAGGGTATGCACATGCACGCTCACTACACTATGGAAGTTGATGTTGAGTCATATGTACTTAATTTTTGTAGAAAGAATTTGGAAAAGTGTGAGAGAGTTATTCGTGCTCTAGACTAATGCAGTTTATCTACGTTCGCGACAATGCCCTCTCGCATATTGAATGTGAGAGGGTTATAAAATGGTTTGAAATGCACCCAGACAAACACAGTCCTGGGATTGCTTGGGGTGGCGAAGTAGATCCATCACATAAACAATCTACTGACTGGACTAAGGACTTCAGGGAACAAGATCCAGTAGATCAATTGATTGAAGAAATTCTTATATATCATACAAAAGAATATCACGAAGAAGTAAAGGGCATTAATTATGTCTCTAGTTCTTGGAACTTGGATCCCTATTACAATATTCAGAAGTATGCTCCTGGAGGTGGATTTAAAAATTGGCATCATGAACATGGAAACTTTAATGAGTTTCCTCATTCTGATGCATGTAGGAGGATACTTGCTTGGATGATTTACTTAAATGATGTTCCAGATGGCGGCACTCAATTTCTAGACCAAGAAACTACACTAAAAGCAGTCGAAGGTAGGGTAGTTATTTGGCCTGCGTATTGGACGCATACTCATAGAAGTCAGGTTTCCCACACACAAACGAAGTATATCGCAACAGGATGGTATAACTTTGATGTTCCTGAGATATAACTAGTAATGAATACT